CGGAGCAAAGAATATTCGAATACGTAGTGAATGAAATTGAGTTTTTACAAAGCGAAAATGAAATTTAAAAGAAGAACGCCATTTTGAAAAATTTTGGCCAATATAAGTCGGATAGTCAACACCCATTGAACCATCAGGAGCCAAGTTTGTATAATCTAGAAGGGTGACACGCTTACTCCAAACATTGGTTCCTGCATTTTGAGAACTTGAAATTTTAAATCGCGAATTGTAAACGGGAATCTGCACAATCTTAGAAAAACTGTGTTCTTGTTTTGAAGCCTCGCCCATGTTAATTGAAGGTAGAACATTTTTAGTCGAAAGAGAAAGAAGATGAGCGTTATTGGATTCATCAGAGACCGCCATGTTTGGCAAAGCTCTGGGTTTGAAATTTTGTGTCCTAACTGTTTCTGAATTCATTTGAAATCGAAAACTGCCATCTTTAACCTGTTGCATGATTGCAGTTCCCTCTTTAACGAGATTTGCCAATGTGGTTAAATCGGGTTTTTGAACAAACTCGCCATACAGACTTTCAACCTTAGGAGTTTTAGAAAAGGAAGCAAGACTATTACCAGCGGGAAATTGCAAATCAACATCAATAAAGCGCGCCATAACCTGAACTGAAACTGTACCAGAGGAAGCAATATCTTGAAGAGGAGAATAGACCGTAATGTAAAAATCACCGATGGTTCCATCACCAGAAAGCAAGTTATAATAAACAAAGGGAGAAGCATAAGGAACTTTTAGAACAGCTTTGGTAGCGTCCATAAGATCCAAATTCGCGCGAGGCATTCCAGTAAGCGTAGCAAGATTGGCGGAAGAAGCAGTAGGAGTTGTAGTCTGGCACATAGCATCTTTAGCAGCATTATATTTTGCACCAGGCAGGTGAGAAATTAGTAAGTTTCCCTGTTGGAATTTCTGTTTGTTAACAAGAACTACTAGTTCAACCCCAGCACGCAATCCGAAGAAGTTGTAGGCCTTACGGGACAATGCGGGCTGGGAAAGCAAAACGTCTGGAAATCTGTATTGTTTTAAAACTGTACCAGCTGGAGAAGTAACTGCCCACTGAAAATTATCAATCTCATAAAGACGCTCCAAGAATCCAGGAATTGTGTGAGTTTTGTTTTCTTTTGTTGAAGCCATGACCATGCTTTGTGGAGTTTGCGTGTTTTGAAGGGGCGCTTGCATTTCTTCAACCGCGCCCTCATCCTGAAAGCCAATAATTTCAACCTGTTCCGTGGCCTGTCCGTATATATCATTTAAATCTGAAGAATGTTTTGAATTAATTGAGTTTTGAGCAAGT